TGTTTTATTATTTAGTTCTTTCAAATCTTTAGTCTTTTTATGTAGATCATATAAGTCTTTGGTTGTATCGGATATAGTTTTCATCATCGTTGAGAAAACTTCATAGGCTCTAGGACTTTCACTTTCACGTGCCAAATTTTTCATGTCTTCCATAGCAAGATTACCTTGCTCGATTAGATTACGAAAAGTTCTTCTGGCCAATTCATAATCGTCTTCTGAATCATTAGATGAAAACGATATTGGTGTTTCTGGATTTTTAACTGGCTCTAGAATTTCAGTCTTTGTTTCAATACCCAAAGCAGTAGATAATGATTTGTTTATATCACTCATGTATTAGCACTTTCTGTATCTGGCCATTCTGTTATCGTAGTAGTATATCCGAAATCATCCCCTGGATTAGCATCAATTGGATCAGGAACCACAACAACACTAGCCAATTTGACTGGTGTAGCATCAAAGCTAGCCAGATTGTATATTGCATTTGTTGAGACGGCTCGAATAGTATTATTAACCTTGAACTGACCTTGTGCACCAGAAATAAAGAGTTTCTTGTTTGTTTGACTCCAATCTATAACTGTAGCAACTGCTGATGCTGTCTGAAAACTGTCACCCTGATATACATTGTCACCAACCTTAAATGTTCCATGATTACCTTCATCTGTGTTGATTTTGATAGTATATCCAGCCACAATAGAAGGATCATTGAAGATATTGGCAATGGACTTACGAATAATCTTGGGTGTAGAAATTGGACCAAATAGGTATCCTTTGAGGGTAAATGTTAATGTCCAATAAACATATCTAACAGAATCATAATTGCCTTCATATTGAGGGCTATATGTGACATCATTTAGAATAATAGGAATATCTTTAAGAATACCTAGTTCGGCAACAGGATTTACAGTCAATGTAAAATCTGGTTGAAAATATGGCAAAATCTGTTCAATAATTTGATTACCATCATCGATTGTCTTGGTATAGATGTTCAACTCAAAATTGAAATCGTATGGAACAGCCATAAATGAAGAAGACACTCCATTAACACCACCACAATTATATTGTTTAAGAAGTGAATTTTGTTTTCTGCTTACATCATACGTAATACCAGCAGGAGTCAACTCAAATGACATTCTTGGAAGAGTTGTTTGTGTTGGTCTCAATAAATCAGGATCAGAAGCATATCTGGTGACAAATTTGTCTTTGGGAGCATAGATAATTGGAACTTTAATTCTTTGTATTTCTACATCAGTATCTTTTTCACGTCGAACAATAGTCACATTATTGAAAAGTGTACCAAACAAAACAACATATTTTCTTATGATCTTATAGTAAAAAGGTGATGTTAGCATTATGGTCGTCCAAAAACGTTGATTTCTGAGAAGTCAATTATGTTATTGGCTTCGTTATCAATTTGTTTGTTGTTGAATAGATCATAATAAACGTGATCACCCATTGTATCTGTCGAGACTGGAATGGCTCTAGTATTAGAATCAAAACCAATAACATTAGATGTGGTATTAAAGGTTCCTTTAATATCAATAAGATATAATTTACGTGAATTTCCATCCCAGTTACTGACCTTGGCTGTGGTATTGGCAGTCAGGATATTAGTTCCTTGATATACAAGCTCACCTATGTTATAATGACCTGTTCCTCCCATAACAAGTTCTATATTATAAGAGACTTCAGAATCAATTTGATCCACTTCACTAACACCTGTTTCAATTTTTTCATTATTATAACGAAAGAGTTCACATCTTAATTCGTAAATATATGGTAGTCTCTTACCAACACTAAAGAACATCAAGTTTTCTTCAATGAACTTAATTTCAAAAATTCGTTTCATTACAGGAACATAAAGAAGATCACCTTCTCTAGGACGAATTGTTATGTTACTAGGAACATACCTATCGAAGGTTCTTTTACTAAGAATAAAGTTTGATCCTTCTCTTTTCTCCAAACCGAACTTAGAAAAGAAGTCATTATCTCCCTCAAAACCATCAACATTGGATATATACATTTCCATTTGATAAGCACGTTCAAATCTAGAAGATAGATTTTCACCAAACAAAAGGTCTGTGTCTTCCCATGCTTCACGTGGAAGATAATAGATATCATGCCCAGTAATTTTAATAGACTCAACAAGCAAATCTTCAAAGAGAAGTTGTTCACTGGTTTTGGTAGCACTGAAGTTATTGAAATATTTTGAAACTGCCATATAAATTAGCCTAATATAAAAGTTGGTGGCTCTTGATACGTGTCACGAATCAACTGTTCTGTTTCTGCTATTTCTTGAACTGCTTCATTGAAAATTTGTTGACCGTTCATCATAATACCACCAGGAAGTTGCATACCCTGAAACTTCTTCATATTGGTGCCCCATTGTTTTTTGATATAGGCAGTAGAAAGTTTCTTGAGTAGACGATCATTCCAAACTTTGACATAATTGGCTGGATCAATGATAATAAACCCTTCAATGATTATCCATTCACCAACATCTATTTTAAAGTCCCATCCCCAATCAATAAACAATTTATTGGTATGTTTATTAAATCTGATTGGTGTTTCGCCTGAAAATAGTAGGTCAAGTGTACGAATATGTTGTTGAGTTAGTACATAGTTCACATAAGAGGTAGAAGTGAAATCATATAATTCATGCAATCTTAATTGATAACGTAAATCGAACATATTAACGGAAGCATTGGTTGAACTAACAGGAAAGATTCGAGTTACACCAATAATACCATCTGGTATGGGAATATATTGATTAAGTTTATCAGTATCAGATATTTGATGTTTGAGATATGTCCTTTCCATAGAATCAAAATGAAAATCTTGAAAGTATTGAAGAGATTGATCTATAGCATCATCAACTTGATCGTCATCTACGTTAATATCGATAACAGGAAATCCAAGTTGACGTAGACACCAGTCTTTATGTTGTTCTCTTGTGGATGGAATAGACATCTTTATCCTATTTAATAATATGAACAATACTATTTATATAAAGCACCCACATTACATGTTTTCATTTTTCATTAGTTCTTCAACATATGAATTTAGACTATTCATTCTAGATTGCACTCTATTGAATGTTGTACTAAAGTAATTCTGTTGAATAATCAAATCATAGGTTTTTTCTGCATCTGTTTGTGAAATCTGCATAAATTTAGCTAGAATTTCTGATGCTTCTGTTTTGTTAGCCTTCAACCAATAAATGGAATCGTCCCAAATATTGACTAATTTCTTGGCTAGTTCAGGATTATTCTGTTTAAATTTGGTGTTAATGGCCAATCCTTGAAAGGGAAAATCTGGTAATACATCATGAACATATCCGATATGAGCAAATCCTTTTTCATATGCAATAAAATTTCTAGGTATGGGCATAATACCAGCATCAGCTCTACCCAACAAAACATATTGCAGTCTCTGATTACCATTAACAGCACTGATATAGCTAAAACGATTTGGGTCTTCACCTTTATTTCTTAAAATTGCTTGGGCAAATAGAAAAGACGGCTCCAATTTAGTTGATATTGCAACTGTCTTGATTTCTTTTAGATTGTCTGTTTTACCAAAAAGAGCCAAAAATGCTCCATTATTAATACGTTCGATATCAATATGAAAGCCTTTTTGATGCACAATCATTGCATCTACAATAATCATTTGATATGCAAATTGTGCTTCACCCCGGCCAACCATAGAAGCAACTTCTTGATTCTTAGCTAAAGGCATAACATTTACTTTAATATCAGCTTTACTAAAAGACCCTCTATGTTCAGCTATAAGATATGGCCAATCATGGGCTGATGGTGCAGCCGAATTAGCCATATTCAATACGGTTTGAGCATGTGCCATTGGTGACAACATCAAAATAAATAAAGCAACAATATATTTCATTACGTTCTCCTATGATAAAATTTTAATGGGATCGTCAGTTTCGATCCAACAAGATATTCCTGAAACTCTTGGACATTCTTTATTATATTTCAATACACAAGGACCAGATAGTTCTATATTAGAACAATATATTCGATTATCATCTTCTATGATTGATAGGACAGGAAGATTGTATTTTCCTATATTCTGATGTTCAACGTGAATAATCTTTTTCATTGTAGGAATTTTATTATATGACATATATGTTACAACATCAGATTGTGTGTGTATACTAACAAATTTGTGTGGTTTTATGCTTGGTATTATTTCATATAATAAAGATGATGGACCTTTGACATATAAGCCATAATGAGAAGCCAATATTGTTTTACCAACATGAACTTCAAATAAATGTTTTTGATCTTCTCTTTTTTCAGAATTTACTGCTATATATTTCATTATATTAAAGAGCCATCTTCTAAAACAAAATTCCACTCAGTAGGACCATACAGATGCTGTGATGGTTTTGTTTTTTTGTTTTCATGATAGTACTTATCAGGAAAGGCATCAAAAATGATTTTTTTCATTGGTAGCTTCATCAAACCATTACCGTAAGGTGCTTCATTCGAATAAAAAGTCCATTGTTGAAATGGTATGGTATCATAGAATATAGTACTTTTGAATTGTCTGGTATGACCAACAAATTGCTCATAATGCCAACGAAAACATATTAGATAGAATCTTTGATAATCAAAAAATGTTTGAAGCTTACCAGGATAAACATCAATTACTGGTTTGCACCATTCAATAAATTCTTCACCCATTCTTGGATGAACATTGATATATTTGGTATATGGTTGTTCCCAAGTGTCAAATGGAAAATTATGATTGGTTGATCCTTGTCCCATAATATGATTACCCAAAAGACCAGATAAGTGTATTCCTTCTGTTGTTGTTGGTCTTGATGTACTTAATTTGTCAAATTGCCATTGACAATTATTACGAACATATTCTTCAAATATAGTCCCACTTTCAACTACTGATGTGTGAGTAAAATGAACAGTATACTGTTTCTTATCTACATTTTCTCTAAAAAATGAAGCAAGAATACAAGTACTGTCTATTCCACCACTCCAATATAGATGTATATGTTTTCCAGTATTTATCAATTCCTTTGTTCGTTCTGAAACGATCTGTTCAAAGGTTTTTGGTTTATAAGGTTCATTTAAAGGAAGTGGAAACGGATAAGAAGTTTTGAATGGAGAAGGTAATATTCCTGTTCTATCAAAAAACAAATTAGTTAATTTGTTATTGGAAGATAACCAACACCGAATGTTTTTGTGATTGAAATATTTAGATTGCTTATATTGATTGTCAATTTTGTGATAATTATGAAAAGCAGAAGCATTAATCAGTACGATCATTTAAATAAATCTTTCCATCAAGCATTTCAAAATAGACTTTACCTTCTAGACAATTATCTCTTGCTCTAACTAGATCATCAGGAGTTTTGCTTATAATCAATTCTTCTGGAATCAAAAGATGCCAGTCTTTAATGATCTCAATTTTTTTATCGGTCATTGAATTAATGTGAAAGCAATTTGTTGCTATTAAAAACTTCGCATCATGATATTTAACTTCCCAAAACCATTGATCAATTAGAGGTGTATTCTTCATCAGGTAAAATTTTTTCTTTTGTTGTTAATTGTTCTGTTCTAAAAAAGTTAGCAGCAATACAAATTCTATTATCATTTGAGAGATTTCTTTCTGTATAATGTAGCATATATCCAGGAAAAAATATTAGTGCTCCTTCCTTTGGAATAAATCTAGCAGACGTAGCATTAAAAGCTGATTCTTGACTGAATATATTATATTCTATTACTGATCCTCTAGGATCAACTAAAATAAGGTCTCCCCCGTTTTCAGGGACTGAAACATAAAAAACACAAGCCAACAATGAATAACCGTGATGATGAATATCAATATTTTGTCCGGTTTTATATAATTGAACCCAACCTCTACCCAAATGAATAGATGTTTCTGGTATATATCGATTTATATATTCAACAGATTCTTTTTCTATATAAGTTTTCAGTTGTTGAATATACTTGTTTTGATTATTCCAAACATTACTGTCGTTATAATTAAAACTAATATATTTCAAAAACTTGGCAATATTTTTTCCTTCTTCATTATATACAATTCTAATGTTAGATGGAAATAATTGCAGGTCTTTATATCCAATATCATAATCAAGATTCATTTGTTACCCAACAGTATATTTAATTTCTGATGCCCCTGAATAGTTTCTCCAACCAGCTTTAACTTTAAAGGTGTCTCCTGGTTCCAAGTCTAGAGCACGAACAACAATGTTTGCGCCATCAGGTGTTACAGTAACTCTTTGCTTGTTTACATATCCACCAGTTGTTTGTATATAAACATTAGCAGTATAGTTTTCCAAAACACTATTAGTTTCTGGATCAATAAATTCAATATTAAGTGTTTCTGTCATATTAGACTGAATGGTATTATTTCCAGTTAATTTAATCTTGGGAAAATAACTGAAATAATCATCTGTTTTTTGTTGAACAGACCAAGATGTTGTGTCTTGTGCTGTAATATTACAATCAAAAAAAGTGTCTTGAGGGTATGAGAAACAAATACGGTAATCGTTAAAAGTTTTAGGCAAATTTTTGTAACTAAAAGCACCAAAAAGAAT